CTTGGTCATTGGCATAGTGTAGTGCTTGTGGTCTGAAAGTCTCTTAAACTTCATCTCACTCGCCCATTCCACTAAATTGTCATCCTTGTCTTGGATTATGGTGTAGTCCACCACGAGGTAGTCCACTCCATCTACTGCAAAGCATTCGTACTTCTGAAAGGGGGATAGAATCTGCCTCATAGATTGTCTTCTATTATCCCTTGCAGTCTTTGTATCTCGTAGTGCATCTGCTCGCTATCAACTCGCAGCTTGGCGTTGGCAAGGTACATCTCGTTCATCTTGCCTTCGGTAAATTGGCGATAGTCAATAAACTGCTGAAGTAGTAGGTCTGCGTAGTGGCAGCTCATAACGTGGTGCAGGATGTCATCTTGTACCTCTCTGCCTTTTGCTTTGTCTGCTGCTTGCTGCGCCAACCACATCGCAGTACCTGCAAGCATCAACTGCTTCTCCCTTATATAAAGGTCGTGGGAGTCATCAGAAGGGTACATCGCTCGCAGGGGTTTCATCCGTTTTAATTGGCAGCAAGTTACGGCCGTTTATCACAAAGCCAACATTACCTAACACGCTCTGAAGTATTAAGGGAGTTTCAAGGGGCGTGATGCGCCCTCCCGATTCCATCTCCTTGACCTTACGAACGTGGATGTGGGTGTATATCCAATCTGTTTCGTGAGCAGCGAATCGGTGAATCACGATTACACAGTCCGACCTGTTGCCCCACTTTCCACCACCTTCAATGTCTGATGTGTTAGGAGGCATCGCCATCCCTTCATATTTGTGGCCTTTGTAGAATGTCTTGCGCATCGCTTCGGTAACTGGGTGCGCATTGACTATTGTGGTGACGTTATTCTGATGGGCGAACACACGAAGGGCAGAGGCTACCTCATAGTGATATTCGTGCATCCCTGTCTTACCTAATTTCTTTTGGTCTGTTGATAGGGAGTTGTAGGGGTCTATCAAAGCACCCGTATAGTTCCATTCGTTCTTGATAGAGTTCATCACCTCAAGAAGTTCAAATGCGGTGAATAGCCGATTGCCATCAAGAAATTGGAAGTACTCGTTGATGAAGTCCAACTTGCGGTACATCATCCCCTCATCAATCCCTTGAATCGGTTTGCAAACAAGGAACTCAATGAGCTTTCGCTTTAGGCTTGGCACTTCGTTCTCTGCGGAGTATATCAGCCACTTCTTTCCGAAGTTATATGACTGCAAAAGCATAAGGTAAAGCAGCGTGTGGGTCTTGCCCACGTTGGCGTGGCCTACGACCACCACGAACTCACCGTCTTTCAGGCGTAGGTATTGGTCTACCTCATAAACACCGAGCTTGCCAGTGTCGTAGTACTTGCCCTTGAGGGCGCGTTGCAGGTATGGTAACGAAGATTCGTTAGATAGTAGGTCGGGGTGTATCATTGATTCTGATTGGTGAGCAAATATAACAAAATAGTTGACATAAAAAAACCCCTCCGTAGAGGGGCTTCACACAACGACCTAATATAAAACCAATCAGAAAGGGTCGTTGCGATTTGCGAAATGCTCGGTGTGTGATGCAGGAGCAGCACTCTGCCCTGTCATCCAAGCGTTAAAGGTCTCTGCGTTGGCAAGGATGGTGTTGACATCGTGCTGCGCAGCGCAAGCGTACTCCACCGCTGACTTCAAAGCAACCTGTCGGATGATAGAAGCGGAACGGTCATCTGTCTTAGCAGCATATGAAGGAGCAGATGGTGCAGACTGGGTGTATCCACCACCGCCAAAAGCATTGGCACGTTGGATTTTAATAGTACCCTTTTCGTTCTTGGTGTACTCCACGTCTTCGCCTACGGCATAGGGTGGGGTTTGTGACTTGGCAAAGGCAGTTCCAAAATCGCCTGAATCGAAGCGGATGTCAAGCTTGTATAAATCCTGCCACTGTCCTGTGGGGGTGATTGAAATAATTTTAGGCATAGTATAGATTGGTTTTAGATAAATAAAATTGATTGCTGCTCCAGAACATCAATACGAGCTTCAAGCTCTTGTACCTTGTTTTGAAGTGCTTGGATTTGTGCTTGTTGCACTTGCACCATTTCGGTGTAAACGTCTGATGAGAATGATAAAGTCATAACTGATTGGTTTTAAGTTATGCAAATATACAAAACTATTCTGATACCAACAAACCCGTGAAGGTTATTTCTGCCGTGTCTTTTGGAATTGTTGTATCGTGTACCAACTTTAAGGAATGCACATACTTGCGGCTATCATCCTTCACGCCACCCCAAGTCTTGAATGCGTCAAGGGCAAACTTCACCGCCATTATCGCATTGTCAATATCATAACGATAGTTAACCTTGCAATGGATGTGGACATTCTTTATCTCTTGCAGGTCGTACTTCTCAAGCTGCGACAGCACCTCCTTTGATACCAACTCCTTTGCCTTCACACGGGCAGTCCAATGCTTGGATGCGTAGAAGGCGTTGAGGCTTGGAACCTTGCCAACGACAATCTTGTAGGTCAATTGTCGGGTATCAGATAGCCGCATTGGATGGCGAAGTGCAGGTCTATCTTGGCAATCTCACCCAGTAGCTCTTGTTCTTTGTATTTCGCCTGTTGGCGAGCTTGGTATGAGGCTTCGCAGTTAGACATCAGCGTAGCGCATTCCTCAAGGATAAAGTCTATTTTCCTGCGTTTGGCTGGGTTAGTATAGTACTGCATATTTTCCTGTTGTTGTTTGGCTTCCTTCGCTTGTTGCGCTAATGGTTTGCTGCTCATCTTGGCGTTCAAGTTCAAAATTTAGGTGAGCGATGGCCTTTCTGATGTCATCGCAGATAGGGTTGTGAGGTTTCTTCCCTGCTCTCATTAGGTAGGTGAGGGCAGTTCCAAGATTGTAATTATCAGGTTGGAAGTCCATCACCACATCCTTCGCCTCTATCTTCAACGTCTTGCCGATGTAGTACTTTGGTGTCATTAGCCAAAGGTACATCATCCCAATAAATGTAGATGTGGTCATTCATTATTTAGAATCATTACAAATTAGCATAAGGACTTGCGTATGTCAATTTTATTTTGTTTTTTATCAAAGTTGAATAGTTAACTTACTTAACTTAACTACTTAATCAACTATTAACTTGACTTTACTTAACTTAATCAACTTTCAAGTTGATATTAGTTAGTAGTTAGTCAACTCTTAACTTAACCAAACAACTTAAAGAAAAAGAAACTTAATAAAGAAAAAGAAAGAAGTTGCGCTCTAACGCATCCAAATACCTCAAGGCATACACTTATACCATTTTAGTATTTAAGTGCAGCAGAAGCCAAATAAACCTACTCTACGAGCTTATCTATCCACTTCTTGATGAAGTACGCAGCGACAAGGATAAAGCCAAGCATAACTGCGGCACCTTCAAAAGTCCATCCCCTCTGCTTCTTCTCCTTCGTTAAAATCTTGGTCTGTGTGACTCGGATGGTATCGGGCAAGCACGTAGCCTCAACGTACACCTTTCGGTCTATGTACTGGAGCTGAAGCCTTACCTTGTCTTGGTAGATGGTCGTGTCCTTGTAAAGTTCCAGAGTGTCGGTCAGGTACTTTGTCTTGGTGACAATTACCGTATCCCTTACAACTACACTCTGTAGGACGGGTTTCACAGAAGCGCAACTGCTAAGAGCCGCAAGAGTCGCAGTCAGCAGGATTGTCAACATTGCAAGTCGGTTGGGGTTTAGTTTCGAGGGAGTCAAGCCATTCATCAAAAGAGGAGGTATTTAGTTTTGCCATTGTGCTTTACTGCTTTTAGGATTTGTTTTCGGTTCTTGGTACTTGAGTAACTAACGTGAACCCACGATGGCGCAGTATCAGAGCCAAATTCCCAAATCAGTTGGTCAAAGTCTAAATTGTCCTTTATCCAATGGAACAACACATCGTTGCCTGCTTCGCACTTGAGGTCGGCAGCCTGCGCTTGAACGTGCTGCGAGGTCTTCGCTCCCCCTACTTTGCTATTCACCGCAGGGCTGCGGTATGCACTTGTCACTTTCACCGCACCTAAGGCATCTCTCGTGGGTTGTAAGACGTTTTCTGCAAGCGCACGAAGGTTGGGTTCTAAATGCTTGGGTAAAGCGTTAGGAAGCCCTGTTTTTGTAGCAGTCAGCTCTTGGAGGGTAAAGTTCTTGGTCACATTTTTAATATCAAAAGTTGGACATTTTACACATTATGCGCATTTGACTTTACACTTTGCACTTTTTGCATAGTGCTTAATGTACCTTTAATTGCACAATTTGTAGTCATAATGTACATTAAAACGTACATTAACAGGTAAAGTGCCACTTAATGCACATTTTAACGCCCTTGACTCTTGTAGGGCTTGGAGTAGTTCTTACTCGCTTTGTTGGCAGACGCACTCTTGGAGTGCTTGCCTCGCTTCTTGCTCTTACTTATTCGTTGGCTTACCGCCTGTTGCTTTGCCATCGTTACCATCTTTAAAAAAGAAAAGTGCAAATGCACCCATCATAAAAGCACTCACCTCCGTGAGCGTTGCCTTCTCGTAAAACACAAGCACAAAACAAAGGCCGATGATTATCAGCCCAAGTAGAGTAGTCTTCGGGTTACCGAAGATGCGCTCAATGAGCATCCTTGTCCTTGAGATAATCCCTGCGCCACTTCCATAAGGTATATCCCAATGAGGCAACAAGTACTGCAAGACCAAAGGCTTGGTGAACGTACGATACAAGCAGCCCTGTGCCTGTTAAAGACCACGAGGTAACTACGCTATCTGCTGACTCCTTTGTCATCTTTACAATGTGTCAAGCATTAAACCACTAATCCAAATGTTGGAACCTCCTATTGCAGATTGCGTGTTTGTTAAAACACCTGAAGCTCCTTTTCCAAAAAAGAATTTCATATTCGTATTAACTGCACCTGTGTAAGCAGTTCCGTCAGGATTATACATATAAATCTGCGCACTTGTTTCGCCTTGAGAACCTGCATAGTAGTTGTATGCACTTCCGTTTCTCGGTGTAGCAGAAACTGCGTATTGTGCATCAGCGTATAAGCGTGGGTGGTCAAAAGTCAAAACACCACTTGAGTAAGAGAAATTTGTGAACGCATCTCCAACTACTGTCCAAGCTGAACCATTATAGACAATATATCCGCTGATTGTTCTTGATTGATATAGTTGAATGTCGGCATACTGCAATCCAACACTTGCGCCCATAAAAATACCATTTGAAGCATATCCTTCATCAGGCGTTGTTAAAAAATTGATTACTTTAGTATAAGTCTTGTCATAGGTTACACGAACAGTTGTAGCATTTGGTTGACTTACTGAGATTAAATTTAGCGGCTCGTGGTCGGCATCATTTATGAACGCCCAAGTGCCAGCCGTGTTTCTGATTACACCGCCAAGAGTACGAAACTTGCTTGTTTCTTCCAAGTCTTTCCAAACAACACCTGTTGCCGTAGGAGTTAAAACTTGACCGAGAACGCCTGCGGCAGAAGTTTCATCCTTAATTTTTTTAGTGACTCCAATTCCTGCGGTGCTTAGAGTTAATCCTGACTCATTGCCCAAGCCATCAGTAACAACCTTCTCCGAAGAAGTTATGGGACTATTATCAGTTGTCTTCAGTAAAGAATCATAGGTGTCCTGTGGGGTTCTTCCCGTTAATGTTGTTCCCATATTTAATTATTATTTGATTCTTGGCAATAAAAAGCATCGGGGTTAGCAACGCAGTATTCTGATTCGTATGCTGCTTCCCATCCTGCAAAGACGTGGATGCCACAAGGGGCAGGCCATACCACATAAGCAGCAAAGTCCTCAACGAGAGGCTCCGCAGCCCATAGGATGTCAACTGCGTACATTGGTGAGGTCGTGATGCATTGGCCTTCGGCATCCTTTGCGGTGCATAGGTGGCCGAGTTCTACTACCGCAGTAACGAGTTCTGGATTCCAATATGTGTAAGTTTCGCCTTCGGTAACCGTTAACTCAATCTTTGCTTTTGCCGTAGCCCATTGGGTAGGCGTGAACTCGTATTTTAAGAATTTCATAATGCGGTAAGTTCTGCCAGTTGAGCGTTTGTTAAACGGGTCTTGAATAGTAGGGCTTGCTTATAGTTTGCGGCTTCTACAAATAAATTAGCGTTTCTTTGATTTAAAAATAAATCTGCTAAAGTTGCACTAAATGTAAATGCGGTAGTACTTTGTCCTGCTAAAGTTCCGTCAATATATAATGCTGAACTGCCGCTCTTGTATGCGAATGCTATTTTGTGAGTTCCTACGGCTTTTGACGCAGAAATACCAAATGAAGTACTTGCTTGAATCTCTCCATAAATGATAGCACCATCTCTGTAAACCTCTACTTTGTTTGAGGCATTTGGGCGTATGCTTAGAAACATATTAAGTCCGCTTAAAGTTGAATAGTCAACCTCCAAAAACACAGTCCCCTCCGTCTGCCCAATCAAAGAGCTTATGCCCGTCTTTGAAGCAGCATCCACTACCCTTGTAACTGATGCCCCAAGCGTGCGGATGTACGACGTGGCGTAGGCTCCAAGTTCCAACTGGCAGCCCCAAAATGATAAATTGCCGATAAAAGTTTGCGCACGCAGTTGTACTGCCGTGACCGATGTCGCTGCGGTAAATGTAAACGAATAACGAGCCCAAGAAGTAGTAGGCG